AGGTTACACCACTACCGAAGATTTGGTAGTCGTTCATACCTTTTAGTGTTGCTTGTGGTATAAGTGTATTGCTTTCTAACGTTTCACCACTTTCTACGTGAAAGATAATAGTGTTTAAATAGTTGTCTTCTTCGTGTGTGTTAATTAGTTGTGTAAATCCTAATCCGTGTTTCTGTAATAAAGGATTAATCTTGTCGAAGATTGTAGGCAAGTCTGCATACGAATAACCGTAACCTTTTGTGCCTTTGAATATAGGCTTTACTTCTTGCTGAAAAGCTGCAAGTGCTTTAAATAAGTGTTTCATAATGTAAATATATTAAGTGTTTGTGTATACAAATATAGTGATTTATTGTATATGTTTTACATTTTGTTTATACAATTCTATAATGTCTTTTAATTCTTCACGTGTGTACTTTCGTGTTTTGTGTGCTTCTTCGTGTAGGCTTATAAGTTCTTCGCCTCCTATTCGTTTTTCTATACCTATTTGATAATTAAGTAAGTTTCCGTGTTTGTGTTGGTTACAGGCGACACATTGACCGTGTACGTTCCTTTCGTCAAATGTTACCGCTTTATGTGTGCCACTACTAAAATAGTGTCCAGCGTCAAACTTACCTGTTAGTATTGTGTTGCAGCTTATGCAGTTTTTGTTCTGATCACGTCTACGAATAAACGAATTAAAATAACGTTGTGCTTTTTTAGTTAAGCTTTGCACCGTTTCAAGTTCTTCTTTCAATTTCTTCTTTTCTTTCTTCCAGTTCTTGACCTTTGCAGTTTCTACCCATACTTTAACGCATTCAGACTTAAAGCAATATTTTTGATTAAAGTGCTTTGCGTCAAATTTCTCTTTGCAGTTTTTACAACGTGGCATTAAAATAATCTTTGTTGTGAAATATGGTTTTTAATTCGTTTTAATGACGCCTCGTAATACTCTGTATCAAGTTCACAAGCAGTTAAATCATACCCTAAATTATGGCAAGCGATAGCAATACTGCCACTACCTAAATGCGTGTCAAGTATTTTATCCCCTTCCTTTCCGTAATTTATTAAAAGCCATTCGTATAGCCTTATTGGTTTTTGTGTTGGATGTATTCTTTTTTCTTTATTTTTCATATCATACTGCAACATCCCATTCCAAGTTATTTCACAAATATTTACGCTTTTTGTCATTGACAAATACGCTAATTCACCGCGCCCAAATGCCGTTCCTTTTTTATCCCAACATAAACGACCACCGCTAAAATCAAAATCTTTATAAAAGTTTACTCCCCAAATAATTTGATTTTTTGAAACCCTTTTTAATTCTGTAAAATATTCTTTTGATGGCGCAATGTTTTTAAATACATTGTATTCAGTTCTTTTTGTTGCTTGTTTACCTTGCTTTTTATTGTCTTTTAATCCTATTGCATCGTTACCTCCATAAGGTGGGTCAACTATTGCAAGGTCAAAGTAGTTATCTTCATACCTTGACATTAAAGCCATATTATCTTCATTGGTTATTTCTATTTTGTCTGTTACTTTCATTGGTCTTTTTGAAATATGTAAACTTCCTCTACGTTACAATCTATGTTAGTGCAAAAGTGTACGTTTATTATTCCTTCGCCTTCTAAATTAAAGTCTTCGTATTCGTGTTGTTCTTGCCATTTTATTAGTTGTGTGCATTGTGGGCATTTCATAATTCTAATTTTAAGTCTTTAATTTCTTCTTTTAGCTTGTCTATTTCGTGTTTATGTTGTGCTATTATAATTTGGTTACGTAGGTTGGCTTTACATTCTAAATAGTATTCGTCTTCAAACTGCATAAAAACGGAATGAAAATGCTCTATGTCATCAGCGCTCTCCTGCATTGATTTAATTAAATCTGTTCTGTGTTCGTGTTTTTCTCGCAGCTCTGCTAAACTTGATTTAAACTTTATCAAGGTAGTTTTTAAGTTAATCTTTGCTTTTAATATTTCTAAACTATTCATCTTTCTTGTGCGTAAATTTTGTTATAAATATTTGGCGCTGAATTTTCTTGCTCATAATACAAAAACTTTTCGACATCGAACCACATAATTAATTGTCCTATCTTACCAGCAGAACGTGGCTTAATTTTGTTAAAGTTTATAGTTGCTTGGTTGTAACCTAAATCTTCACGGTGTACCGTTATCATACACTTACCACTATTGAACCATTCAGAACCACCTTTTAAGTCATACGGTGAAGGAACGCTTCTTTTTCCGTTTATCTTTTCTGTAAGCTTTGGGTGTATAATGGTGTGTAAATGTAGTTCGTTGTCTTCAGCTATTTGGTTTCTATACGGTAGCACTACTTCTAAATATTGTGCGTAACCTCCGTAGTCGTGGTATGGGTGACTTAAGTCTTTCCAACTGTCAATACTTGCAGTTTGTAATCCGTTTTTTTGTTTAAGTTCTACTGCATAGTCGTAAAACTGAAACGGAGTCATTTTTGCTTTTACGTCTTTCTTTGTTAGTATTTGAAAGTGTTCAAATATCCAATCTAAACTGTTTGTGATTTCTCTGTCTTTGATCACATTGTTTTCTAATGGATTGAAGCTTTTACCTGTAAGCTTGTGTATTAAGTCTGCAACTATTTCTACGTTGTTGCCTACATCTGGAAAGTAAACCAAATGTTTCCAACCATAAAACTTACTTGTGTTTAATAAGCATTCCATAAGCACTTGTGTTTTACCAGACATAGGAAAACCTGTCCAATCTGTGCAGTTGCCTAATTGCATACTGTAGAATTCGTCTAAACCTTGCCAACCTAAATACTTACCTTTTTGATTGTAGTTATCTCTGTGCTTAAATATTTTGTCTATTATGTCTTTTGTTTCTGTTACCTTATAACCTTCTATTCCCACGGTGCTTTAAATTTATTAAGTGTTTTTAGTTCGTGTTTTGTTTGTTCCTTCTTCAACCAATTCTTGCAAGTCAAATATAATGATTTGTATTTTTTATTGTTTTTAAAGTTCTCTATGCTATCAATACACGAGTCAATAGTTTTCTTTTCGTAGTCAGCTTCTAACTTGTTAAACTCTGAAACAGACATAGACAAATGCGCAAAGCGCCTATATATATCTTTTTCTTTATCATTATCTTTATCACTATCTCTATCAGTTATGTTTGTTATAGGTTTATAACACTTGTTATCTTTGTTATCTTTTGCCCAACGTTTTGCCATTCCTTTTTTACCAGCTTCACTTCTTTTTTTACAAGTAGATTCGTATTTACGTAAGTCACGCTTTAGACTTTGTTTAATTGGTTCAAAACATAAGTCTGTTATAATATCTTCGGTTTCTGGGTTTAAGTCGTTAACGTACTCTAAAACGTGTTTAAACAACTTACCAGCTTGTTCGTCGTTTAACTTCTTTACTGTGTGCAGCAAGTCGCAGTATAGTAAAAAGCTTTTCTTATTGTCTGCCATATTGATTTAAAAAAAAAGTGTCACGCTTTCGGCAGTTGCGGTTGCCTACTCACGTAACACTTAAAAATATTCTTGATTTTTTCCGCAACAAAACACAAAGTTAATTAAATTCCGTACATACCATTATCTAAACGTCTTTTTATTATGTCTAAATCTGTTATAGTAGTAGCTTTTCTTACGTCTTTATCCAGATTGTATTTTATTACTGCTTCTTCTATGTCTTCAAACTTTTGTGCATAGCGTTCTGTGTCTACCTGTAGCCTTACATCATTAAGGCTTAAAAGGTCTTTATAACGCTTTATGCCGTGCAATACAGTTGCGTGATTCATATTAAACAACCTTGCAATGTATGCGTAAGTATATCCGTTTTCTCGTAGAAGATTAAACAAAAATATTCTTCTATGTACTATGTGTTGTTCACGGTTTCTTTTTTTAAGTCCGTCTTTTTCTATTACCTCTTTAATCAAGTCTACCATATATCCAAGTTATTAGTGCGCAGTATATTATTTCTGTTAATCGCATAGTTCAATTTTAATTATCAAGCCTTTCCACAAGTTAAAAGCGTTTATTGCGTCGTGTCTGTTGTATGCCTTTATGTGTTTCATTGCATAGCTTACAGGTGCGCTTGTGTCGCTTCCTTTGTAAGTCTTGTAAGTAATTCTATAAGTGTTTAACATTTCTTCACGTTTTAGTAAATAGTCAAAATAAAGACTATCGTTGAAATTATCCCAAAATTCAAGTTTAAATGGTTCTATCATATTATTTGTCTTCGTTTAAAATTCGTTCAAGTTCTGAACATATATCTTCTTTAGAATAGTATAAAATGCCTTCACATTCTAAAGTGTCTATTCTTACAAAAGTTGTAGTTTCTTGATGTTCTTCGTATTGTATTTGATCAGTAAAACTATTGAAGCTTACCGCTTCTTCTATCCAATAAGTTTCTTGTTCTATGCAAACACGAAATGAAGTATCGTGTATTCCAAATTCTACAATATCGTCTTCAATGTTGAATATATCTATTTCGCCTCTCATTATCCAAAAATTAAAAGTGTGTAATAAAATATCGTAACCAATCCAAAAAGCGACATAGCGCCAAGTATAAAATCTGTTGTTTCCTTTTTCATAATCTATTTATTTAATTCGTTTTTAAGTGTTTCTAAAAATAGTTCGTAATTGTGGTCTCCGTAATTGTTTTCTAAAATACCAGCAACAGAAGCCGCAAAGTCTTTTACGTTTAAGTCTTCGTCAACAATGCGTATTGCTTTGTCTAAAAGTTGTTCTAATAATTTTGTTTTTGATATCATTTTTTAAATGTTAAAAAGGCGGCTTTCACACCGCCTGTTGGTTTTATTTATTGTATCTGCGTTTATAAGACTGATATTTGCAATAATCTTTAGAATCATTTAAGTCTAATATTAACCAAGATTGTTTGTTATTTTCTTCAAATAATATTCTTCGTTTATTACTTGATAGTTTATAAATCATTTTTAAGCTTTCTAAATTTTTCATTGTGTGTTTTTTAAGTGTGTTATTTAAATTGTATACACAAATATAACTACTATTTTCTAATTATCAACAATAAAAAAGCAGTTATTAACAAAATAAATACAAAAAACTTCTGTAAGCCTTGTAAATACTACAAAAAAAAATTAAAATAAATGTGTAAGTCTTGCTACTTGTCCGTTTTCACGGTGATGAATAAAGCCT